TGCCTAACCATGGAACGGGGGTTAGGTTTATCCTGTACGAACTATGTCTGATCTCGAAAAGCGCTTCATCATCAAAGAGTATAACAAAATGCTCCGTCAAGAAAAGGAAGTCGCACTGTGCTACCGTGGCACAGCTTACAAGAAAACTGTTTTTAACTAAACCTACTCATGCCACATCAATCTAAAAAAGTCCAAACATCAATCACAAAGATGACACCTGACACTGGTGATGTGGTTTTCAAAAGATGTGGTCATTGTGGTGATAAAAAACCGCAATGTCGGAAACAAAAGAAGTGCCTTAAGGGTCTTCTGTAAAAAGCTTGGGAGGCACCTCAGAGTCGGACCTCCCTTGCATTGGCACGAGCCGGGTACGCCCGACACCTCGCGCCGTCTAGACGGTGGGATAGACCACAAAAAATTTTTGATCGATCAAGAAACCTGTAAATACTTTTTTATTTTTAATCCATAATAATGGCACATCAGTCTTCTACTTTGACCACTAGCCTTACACGGCCTGGTCAATCTAACGCTGCGGGTGACGCCCGCGCTCTTTACCTGAAGCTCTTCTCAGGTGAAATGTTCAAAGGGTTCCAATACAATGCAATCGCTCGTGACCTGGTCATGAAGCGTACCCTTACCAACGGTAAGTCCCTTCAATTCATTTATACCGGTCGGACCACGGCTGAGTTTCACACCCCCGGTAACGCCATTCTTGGCAACACCGATGGTGCACCGCCAGTGGCCGAGAAGACCATCACGGTTGATGACCTGCTGATCTCCAGCGCCTTCGTCTACGACCTTGATGAGACCCTTTCTCATTACGACCTGCGGAGCGAGATCTCCCGTAAGATTGGCTACGCTCTTGCTCAGAAGTATGACCGTCTGATCTTCCGTGCTGTCACTCGTGGCGCACGTGCTGCATCTCCGGTTACCAAGTCTAGCTTCGTTGAGCCCGGCGGCACCCAGATCCGTGTCGGTACTACCGCCAACGCTTCTGACGCATATGACGCTCAGAAACTGACCACCGCCTTCTTCGACGCCGCTGCTGCGATGGACGAAAAGGGTGTGTCCTCTGAAGGACGTGTGGGCATCCTGAACCCCCGTCAGTACTACGCTCTGATCCAAGAGGTCGGCAACAATGGTCTGATCAACCGTGACGAGCAAGGCGCTGCCCTGCAGTCCGGTCAGGGCATCGTTGAGATCGCTGGTATCAAGATCTACAAGTCCATGAACATTCCGTTCTTCAGCCAGTATGGCACCAAGTACGGTACCGGTTCTGCGACCAACCCTGGCACCACCTCTCCTGGTAACACCGGCTCCTTCGTTGGTGAAGATCTGGAAGATGATGCTAACGATGTCACTGGCATCAACAACGAGTACGGTGAAGAAACCGAATTCGCAAACTCCTGTGGTCTCATCTTCCAGCGCGAAGCTGCTGGTTGTGTTGAAGCCATCGGTCCCCAGGTGCAAGTCACCTCGGGTGACGTCTCCGTGGTTTACCAGGGTGACGTGATTTTGGGTCGTCTCGCCATGGGCGCAGACTACCTGAACCCTGCTTGTGCTGTTGAGCTGTACGCTGGTACCGCTACTGCACCTGCTGCATTCTGATTTATTCAATTCTGGGGGATCCTTCGGGGTCCCCTTTTTTTTATCTATATGGCTTTTCCTACCACTAACTCGCAGCAAGAGCTGCCTGCTGTCAATCAAATCCTGCAGTCATGTGGTCAAGCGCCTGTGACTACCCTAGATCAAACCAACCCGGACGTTGCGATTGCCTATCAGACTTTGCTCGAAGTCTCTCGGGAAGTACAGGCGGAAGGATGGACGTTTAACAAAGAGTCACATTACACGATGACTCCTGACATTAACAATGAAATCTTGATTCCTAACAACGTTCTTCAGATCGATTTGACTGATAACGCTGCTAATGTTGAGAAAGATGTTATTCGTCGAAGCGGTAAGCTGTACGACAAAGTCGAGCATACTTATACCTTTACTCAAGCTGTAGAATGTGACATTGTCTGGCTGTTTGACTGGGTTGACTTGCCTAAACCTGTCGCTGATTTCATCACTGCTAGAGCGGCTTCTATTACCTCCAGCCGCATCGTTGGTGACAACAGTCAATATCAAATCCTACAACAGAAAGAAGCATTCACCAGGGCTATGGCTATGGAGTATGAATGCAATCAAGGTGACTATACTTTCTTTGGTCACTCTAACGAAACTAATCACTATCAAAGCTACAAACCTTATCACGCACTTTATCGGTAATGGCAGCAGTAACTCAACGGATCCCAAGCTACCTAGGTGGCGTATCACAACAATCAGATCACAAAAAGCTACCAGGTCAGGTCCGTGAGTGTTACAACGGGTTTCCTGATGCAACCTACGGGTTGACTAAACGACCTGGTTTTGAGCACATTATCAACCTAAGCACAGGTACCACATACGATGATGGTAAGTGGTTCTTTATTAGGCGTGATGATGACGAAGAGTATATCGGTGTTATCAAAGGCACTGATATTGACATTTGGAATGCAAAAACAGGTGTTGCAGCTACTGTTACATTTCCTGATGGTACTGGTTACCTGACTGGTACAAAAGATAATTACAAAATTATTACGGTACAAGATACCAGCATCATTGTTAACACAAGTAAAACAGTTAATGCACTAGCAGCTCCCACTGGTTACCACCCTAACCGGCAGGCAACTGTTGTCATTAACAGTGTTGTGTCTGGACAAACTTACACCGTAGAGATCACTGTAAATAGTACAACTCAAACAGCAACCTTTACCACATCATCGTCTAGCACAGTTGATGATATTCTTAACAACCTAAAAACAGACATTGAAGCATTTACTGGTGACCACGCTAACATCAGCGTCACTAAGCTTAGCAATGAGTTGGAGCTTACTCACACTGCTGACATGGAAGTCCATGCTGAAGGTGGTATCAACAATCTTGCAATGTTTGCATTTGAAGAATCAGTAAACAACATTTCTGATCTTCCTATTCAAGCTGTGCATGATCGTAAAGTTAAGATCATCAACACCGCTGCAGATGAAGATAATTATTGGGTTAAATTTGTAGCACATGACGGTACGTCTGGTGAAGGTTTCTGGGAAGAAACTATTGACCCTACCGTTTCTACTGGTTTAGATGACAGCACAATGCCGCACGAGCTGGTTAACACTGCTGCTAATACATTCATCTTCCGTGAGATTGACTACACGTCACGTTTGGTTGGTGACAATGTAAGTAATCCACATCCTAGCTTTGTAACTAAAAAAATCAGTGCTGTGTTTTTCCATAATAACCGTCTGGGATTTTTGTCCCAAGACAACGTTATTATGAGCCAGTCTGGTGAGCAGTTTAACTTCTACCACCTTACTGCACAAACTGTTGTTGATTCTGATCCTATTGATATTAGTTGTTCGTCTATTCGACCTACAGCACTTCATGCGGTTATTCCTACACCTCAGGGTGTTGTGTTGTTTTCAGAGAATCAGCAATTCATTATGTTCTCTGATACAGGTGTGCTTACTCCTGCGCTGGCTACCATCCGTACACTTTCTAACTATGAGTTGGATAGTCAAATTGAACCAGTTGACGCCGGTACAAACATCAGTTTTGTAAGTAAAACCCCTGGTTACAGCCGTGTGTTCAGTATGGTAACCCGTGGTCAGCAAGAAAACCCCCAGGTGCTTGACCTGTCACGTGTTGTCAAAGAGTGGATTTCACCAGATGTAGATTCTATTATCGCTAGTCCGCAGAACTCTTTGGTTGCTGTAAGCGGTCAAAGCCTTAACGAAGTGTTTCTATACCGTTATTACAACGACGGTAAAGAAAACCTTATGGAGTCGTGGGTTAGCTGGTTAATGCCTGGTACTGTACAGTTCCTAGCTACTAGCTCTGACGATATGTATGCTGTAACTAAACAAGGTAACCAGTTTACCATTACTAAAGCAGCACTAAGTCAAAGCCCTGAGCAAGCTATTATTGTCAACAACGAAGGTGAAAAAGTTAACCCTTGTGTTGACCTGTACAAAAACATTGCTTCTAGTGCTGTTGTGTACGACGCTACTAACAACCGTACTAAGTGTTACATCCCTTACAACGATGTTTCAGGTTTGACACCTATCATCGTTATCAAAGGTGACACCAGTGCTGGTACGTTCGTGGAATCTGGTTTTACTATTACACCAGAACGAGGGTCTGATACCAACGGTCCGAACTCACCTGCTACTGAGACGTTCTTTATTGTACCTAATAAGAATCTAACCAACAGTGGTGAAAAACCACTTAATGTTGCTGGTGATGTTATTGTTGGATTTAAGTACGACTTCGACGTTACACTGCCTAAGACCTATTTCCGTCCTGAAAGAGCGGCTACTGATTTTACAGCTAATCTTACTATTGCACGGATGAAGTTTGCAGTTGGTTTGTCTGGTGTAATGAGTTTCAAACTACAGCAGACTGGACGCCGTCCTTACAGCGTAGAGTTCACAGGTGATGGTAGTACCACAACCTACACCTTTAACAAACGAGATCTAGACTACGTTACTAGGTCTGATGTTAAAGTGACAGTCAACGGTGTAAACGAGACTGGTTTTACTTTTAGTAATGACACCACGATTGTTTTTACCACTGCTCCGGCAAACAATGCGGAGATCGTTCTTTTTATTGAAGAGTGGTTTACTGTTCAGCCCATTGCTGACGCTAACACTTATCTAGCTAACGACGTTCCTCTTGCTAACGACACTGTATTTACCATTCCAATCCATCAACGCACAGAAAATTTTAGAGTTAGAATGTTTAACAATTCACCGTTCCCGGTTGCGGTCAATTCAATGATGTGGGAAGGTAACTACACACCACGTTTCTATAGGAGGGTCTGACGTTGTTCAATCCAAAAGAAAATATCCTTGATGAGCAACTAGCTGTATCAGGTATTGAAAATAACATTTTTGGTTTTGTTGCTGACATTTTTACTGGTGGCGCTTACTCAGCTAATAAACAAGCTAGAAAGCAAGCTGCTAGTGTAAATGAATACAATCACCAGATGTGGGAGTTCGATAACGAACAAGCACTTCGTTCTTACAACTACGCTGTTGACGGGCTTAAAATACTTAAGCGCAACACCGAAGCTAATATCTTAGCTCAAGAGGCTGATCTAAAACAAAAATATGATTACGGAATGGCTATCCGTAATTATGAGTTTAGTGAAGAGTTGCGGGAGTACAATCAATCTCAAGCACAAGCACAGGGTCAATTTAGTTTTAACGATATTGCCCTGCGTCAAGCTAACATCGAACAAGATCGATATTTAGCAGAACAGCAAGCTAGCCTTGATATTCAAGGGGATCAAACCTTAAAGGAATATACGATTGCTGCTGCCGGTCTTGATCTAAAACAACGTAGGATTAAAGCAGAATCAGACATCAAACTTCGTGAGTCTCGTATTGAAGCTTTGAAACAAGCTGGTCAAGTCCGAGCAAGAGGTCAGGCTGGTGTTTCATCAACCAAAGCCTTGCAAGCTGTTTTTGCTGAACAGGGTGCTCGTCAACAGGATATTGTACGACAAACGTTGTTTGCTGGTGAAGAGCTTGAGATTGACTTTAAGTCACTTAGCGATCAACTGCTTTTGGATCAAGCATCTCTAGACTTTTCACGGGCTAGTTTGTTGGCTTCTGACGTTGATAAACGTCGTAAGTTTGATATGCAAAAACTTCAAGCTGATCTAAATGCTGAAGCACAGATGATGCTAAGACCTGAACTAGCACCGCCTCTGCCTGCACCGTTCGCACTGCCGCGTCCTGAATATCAAGACATCTTTGAACCGAAGGTACCGCCTCAACCTAGAGAAGTCTATGCTCAAACTAGAAGTCTGGCTAGCGCATTTGTTAGTAACACTTTGGGCTTGGCCGCTACCGCAGCTGGTGCGGGGATAATTAAATTCTAAACTCTCTTATGGCACAATTTAGAAGTTACGCACAGCAAGGGAGTTTTAGCGACAACCAGCTACAAGCCCCCGATCAAACACAAAAAATTAGGAGACGTAAAGAAAGCCGTTTGCGTGGTATGCAGGCGGCTCAAGCTTTTCTTGAAGAAAACCGAAACGTCTATCTTAACTCACAGAAGCTTGCTCAACAGCAAGAATCTATAAACAGAGAAACAAACAGAAAGCTTGAACAAGAGAATCGCCAAAGGTATCGCGATGCTCTGACTCGGGATTTCCAGATTGAGCAGCAAAACATCCAAGGTCAAGCTCAAAGAACTGAAGATCTGATGAAGTCGATTGGTTCGATTTCTCAGAGTGCAATGCAGTTGTATGGGCAGATTCGAGAAAGCAGGCAAAAAGATAGGATTGCTGAGTCTACTTACATTATTGATCGTACTGGTCTAACCTATAACCAGCTTCAAGAGATCACAAAACTTGACGATAACCTCAGTCAAGCCGAGTTTGCACAGCAAGACATTATCCGTAACCTTATTGGTGAAGGCGATACTGATAAGTTAAACTTATTTTATAAGTACTATCAGAACAGAGGAACTAAAGAGTATGCTGAAAACGCTGGTCTTTTCCTCAAAACAGTTGATACGTATGCACCGTTTCTTGACGAAGCGTTGAGACGACTGCCTGTTGAGGCTACATCACAAGATAAACAAGATGCGTTAGAGCAAGCTCACCAAGACTTTCTTCGTGTTAATTTCTCTGAAAAAGGTGTACGTCCTGAATTGGTTTCGACGATTGTCAGCCCAAAGCTGCGATCAATTAGAAACGTATTCAATCAAAACCTGTTGCAACAACGGCTAACCGAAGCTGCTAAAACACAGAAACTTGATACCTTTAATTCACTTAACTTAGCGTGGAATAAAGGTGGCGTGTCTGAAATTATTAAGTTCAACAGTACAAACCCTTCAAGCCAAAAACGAGAGCAGATGCTTGAGTGGGCTGTTAACGCCTCTTATGGTAACGGTCCTAATGCATTGACCGGCAGTGACTTGAAAGAGCTGTTAGACTATGAATATGAGTTTAACGGTAAAACCACGACACTTGGTCAGCAATTCAGAGGCACCGAAGCTATTGGAAAAGTACACCAACGTATGCGTGCTTACAGGCGCGAAGAAACGATTGAATTTCAACAGAGAGAATCTGCAGAAAAAGATCGTATCAACAGTGGTGTTCGTGATCTATTTAGCCAGCTTAATTCAGACGGTTACTTGACTGATGCTGAGTATCGGCAAATGGAACAATATGTAGAGGATGAAGGTGGGTTTGGCATGAACATCCCGTTCCTTGACTCTGCTAAGAATCTAACTCTTACAAAACGTGCAGAAGTTGATGCTCAAAGAGAGCTTGACCGTTTGTATCGTAATGGTAACCTGACCGAAGAAAGAGTCAAATCTATGCGGTTAAGTCCTAACCTTGCTTCTCAATACTTGGGATACGCACGGGCACAGGACACGCTTCGTAATGGTGAAGAGTATAAGTCAGCTATTGAGCAAGTTAAGGCTTCTGTTCTTAACGATCAAGGTATTGCTGTTGCTTATACATCTAAGCGTAACGTCGCTAACGTTACCGCTATGCAAAACAAACTTGTAAGAGAGTTTAAGGCAAACCTAGCAGCAACTGGTGACATCCAACAATCCTTGGCGTTGAACAATCAACGTGTTGCACCGTTGTTGTCTAACTTGGCAAACCGTGATAAAAACGGTAATTTTTTAGAGATCATCAACGATCAAAAGAACTTGTTAGGTAAAGCTCAGCAAAGTATTGCTGATTTCACAGCCGTGAATAAAGTTATGCTTGACAACCCTAACGTGTTGACTGATCCTAAATTTATTGTTAATGCAATGAGTGAATCTATGGAAGCTGATGTAGTAAATTATTTTGACAAGATTGGTAACCCAGGTGCTCAAGAGCCTGCTATCATTCGTCATATTGGTGATCGATTTAATATGGACCGGTTGCAGGTCATGAATTTCATTGCTCCTGCTATTGGTAAAGAGCCTATTAAATTGAAAGATATGACTCTTGCCGAACGTAAAGCACAGCTGCCTCCTAGGTTTATTCGTGCGTTTAACGTTAACAGAACTAATGAACGTGTACAACGTGCTGGTGTAGCCCTTGCTAACGCTGGCAGCACTGCTCAACTGCGTGGACGTTTTAACGTACCTATGTCTGACAAAGCTGTGCCTGGTGCACGT